AAAGCATAAGCGGAGTGGCGGCAAGGCTCTAGATTTCTACGCTACCCACGCGCTTTGGCTTAGCCATATGGAGACGATCAAGCGGACCGAGGGCGGGGTCAAACGGGCAGTAGGTGTTCGTATCAAGGCCCGATGTAAGAAAAACAAGATTGGACTGACGTCCCGAGAGTGTGAGTTCAGTCTTATCTTCGGATATGGTGTGGCTGACATTGAGGCATCATTAGACTTTTTGACGGAGGTCAAGGCCCTTGATCGGCTGTCGCTCAAGGAAGCGGGGATCGACGCTTATCTGGAGCAGATTGAGGGGCTTAGCGGCGCTGAACGCCACGCTAAGGAGGCTTTGGTCACGGCTGCAACTGTAGCGGCTTGGGCGGACGTGGAGAAGCGTTTTGCACCGAGACGTCGGAAATACGGATAAGAATCACGCGCGTATGTGTTGGTTGTGAATCAGAAGGCTTGAAGGAGACAGAGTTTCATGGCTAAGTTGAATCAGATCATTGCTGTTGAGAAGGGCATCAAGTCCCGCACTTACAGCGAAATTTCAGAGCTGCACAAGGCGGCGCAGAAGCCGGAGCTGTTCAACGGCTTTTCCAAAACTTACCAGCCCGTTGATGAGGAAGGCGAGAAGCTCCCCGGCGAAAGCAAGCGGGTCCAGTTTGTCGCCACTCACATTCTGAAGAATGTTGAGCGGCTCACAACTGAGCTTATGACTGTAACGGCACGCAAGGACTGGACGAATTGCATTGCGCACGGCACCGTTACGGTTGACGATAGCGTCATCGTTTCCAATGCTCCGGTCAGCTACCTGCTTTTTATGGAGAAGCAGCTGACCGACATTCGTACGTTTGTCGCTTGTCTCCCAGTTCTGGATAGCGCCGAGGATTGGACGCTGGACGCCAACGCTGGTATCTACAAGAGCAACGTTACACAGACGCACCGGACTAAGAAGGTGCAGCGGCCTATCGTGCTTTACGCGGCAACGCCTGAGCACCCTGCTCAGACTCAGATGATTACTGATGATGTTCTGGCTGGGTACTGGTCTAGCGTGAAGCAGAGTGGTGCGCTTCCTGCAACGGAAAAGCAGGCGCTTCTGGCTCGTGTCGATAAGCTTTTGCGTGCAATCAAGGACGCGCGCGAAGCTGCCAATATGAACGACGAGATTGAGTCGCCGAACGTTGGCGCAGCTGTCTTCAACTACTTGCTCAAGGAGTAACCGAGAATCTCAGCCTGAATGTGAAACTGAACATGCGAGCTGGAGGTTCGAATCCTCCTCCCCCGACCAACCGGGGGATCCCGGAACGGCACACGGAAGGCGAAGGCCTTGCTCGCGCTCAAGTTCAGATTCTTCACCCCAAGCTGAGCATTGCCGTGCTGGTCCTATCGACGTGTGCAGCAAAAAGCTTGAGAGACGTTGGTTCAAATCCAACCCCGCGCGCCAACTCTTATGCGCGGGTAGCTTAGTGGAAAAGCGCTCATCCTGAATATTACGCTGTGCATTAAATGCCGAGGACTGGATGAAGTCGCGGCGTCGCCCCGACGGTCTAGGCTAGTGCCGTCGGGGCACCAATTCGAGAGTATGAACCTGTCTTGGAGCAGGGGTGTCGCAGGTTCAAATCCTGCCTCTCCGACCATTTTGTAGTATTAGCGGAACCGACATGAGAAAGCTGGAGCGCGGCGAGCACCTGGAGGAAGTTGGCGAAGGCTGGCTTGCGCTCGGTAGCGCTGGTAGCGGCCTTGAGATTTTTCACTCCGATCCTGTAGCTCGGCGTAATTCGCCTAGCCGGAAGGACCGAGTGGACGCCGCGCATCTAGCAATGCTCAACGGAACTGATTTTGTGCAGTGGTACGGTCGCAAGTCGGATGGCTGCTTTTGGCCAATTGGTCGTATTATGCGTCTGACAGGTAAGGGCAAAGAAAAACTTCGTGCGAGTCGCTCTTAGCGCGTTTTAACGCAAGCCTTTATCTTACCGTCCCAGCGTTTTATACTTGCCACATGTCGGTGGGACAATCGTGGTTCGTTGCAAAGACAAAGGCTCAGCGGGAACGCTGGGCGGCTGAGAACATTGCCCGTCAGGGCTTTGAGCCGTATACGCCAATGACTATGACGGAAGAGGTTGTTCGGGGCCAGAAGCGTCAGAAGCTACAGCCTCTTTTTCCTAGCTATCTCTTTGTACGTACTGATGGCCGCTGGCGGTGTATCACTGGAACCTTTGGAGTTGCCAGCATCGTGATGCAAGGCCAGTCTCCGGCTATTATGCCAGATTCTGCAATTGAACAACTTCGCGCTCGTGAAAACTCTAACGGTGTCATTGTCCTTCCTAAACCCAATGCCAGCCGCTTTGCTCAAGGGGATGCAGTGCGGGTTAGTTCTGGTCCTTTTGTTGGTTTTAACGGCATATGGGACGGCATAGGCCCTTCTGATCGTGTTAAGGTATTGTTGCAATTACTCGGTCGGCAAACGCGCATACTTATTGGCGAAGACCTACTGGAAGCAGTGTAATGGAACGTGTAAGACTAACAAAAAAGCCCCGTCGCAATCTCGGTGGCAAGACCCGTGGTCGTAAGCCCGGCGTTCCCCAGCTGGATAAGTCCAAGTACAAGTCTGAGTTTGCCAAGATGGCGCGTATTCTTGCTGAGCAAGGCGCAACCGATGATATTCTGGCTGACGCCTTTAGTGTCAGTACCTCTGCGATTAAGGGGTGGTACTCTGCTCATCCGGAATTTGGCACGGCTGTCCGTGAGGGCAAGAATGCGGTTTTCGACCCCAAGGTGGAGCGCTCCTTAGCCCAGCGCGCCTTAGGCTACACGGTTGACACCGAAGAGGTCAAGATTCTGGCTAATGGCGCCATCATTCGTTATCCAGTTCGTAAGCACTTCCCACCTGACACCACCGCTTGCATCTTCTGGCTCAAGAACCGCAACCCGGAGAAGTGGCGCGACGTTCAGGATTACCGCCACACAGGCAAGGTGGACGTTGCCAACTTGACGGCGGCGCAGTTGCTGGATGAAATTCGCAAGGAAGCTGCTGAGCTCGGGATTACGGATATTGTTGCACAGTTGCCGATTGGTGTAGCGCCAAAGGGTAGCAACGGTAAGACGACGCATTGAGCGGTATGTCTATTTTCTTAAGGGGTGTTGGTAAGTGCGGTGGTCTTCTGTGGACAAGAGAGCCACACGTTACGCAGCCAGGCAATTCGTCAGCGATTACGAGACAGAACCAGAAGGTGCAGCGAAAATGACTAGCGATGGTGAGCGTTCCGAGGGTACGGTCAAGTTTTTCAATGGTGAGAAGGGCTTCGGCTTTATCAAGCCTAATGGCGGCGGTCCTGATGTGTTTCTGCACGCCAAGGCGCTGAAGCGCTCAGGTATTGAAGGCACCGTGACGACGGGCGACAAGGTGGCTTACGACGCTATTGTCGCTGATGGTAAGCCGGGGCCGAAAGCAGAAAACATCAAGCTTCTGCAAGTGCGGTAATGCGTGCAAGTTGCTCCACAAATCAATCAGGAAAAGTTAGCATCGTTGCATCGCAAGCTTGCGCTGTACTCTAAGGTCGAGGAGCGTGAGCGGTGCGAAGAGAGCCTTACTGAGTTTGTTCAGACTGCTTGGACGTCGGTTGATTCTTCAACGTTCCAGCCTAGCTGGGCACTCGACGCAATGTGCGATCACCTAGAGGCGGTTACTCTAGGCCAGATCCCACGCCTTCTTATCAACATCCCACCCCGCTGTTCCAAGACGACGGTAGCATCCATTTGCTGGCCTGCCTGGGTGTGGGCTCGGAGCATTCAAACATTTTGGTCTGGACCTAAGGTAAAGTTTCTCTGTGGCAGTTACAACGCCCCGCTCGCGCTTGGTAGTGCAAATAAGATGCGTCGCCTTACGCTTAGTCCTTGGTATCAAGGGCATTGGGGTGGGCGGTTTAATTTGACGCAAGATCAAAATACCAAGTCGGACTTCGACAACGATAAGGGTGGTGCAAGGCAGTCAACATCGGTTGGCGGCAGCTTGCTAGGGTTGGGTGGTGACATCATCATTTGCCTTCCTTACAAT